TTGCGCCGGCTTGCATAACACTTGATGAGTTACGTAAAACTTCGATAAAATCGCCCGCACGATAATCTTCAGCTATAAGAGTTGAATCATCAGTTGTATTTAAGTCCCTTTTGCTCCAGTTTCCTAGAACTTCAGCAGGAAGCATAATACCTTGTGCTGTTTTACCATACTGTCTAGCAGCTTCATCTGAACATTCAAATTCAAATTTAGCAGCTTCTTGAGCTTTTCTGTCTGAAGGGTTAGCTAATGCATTAATTGCTCTAACTAATGAGAATTGTCTCACTTCTTGTTTGCTCAAACCAATTTCAGCAGTATCTAGTGGCTTGTCATTACATATTTCATTAAGTAACTCACCTCTAAATTCTTCTACTGACATTCCATTTCTAATAGCGTCATCAGCTAAATCTCTTTTATTGTGCTTAACAGCTAAATCAATGATTTCGTTTGAATTTCTTTTAAATTCAGCTTTAGCTTCTTCAAGAGTTTGGCTTCTGACTTGGTCAAGATTAATATCTTGTTTTTTTTCTTCTGTCATAATAATACCTTTATTTAAGTTAGCAGAACGTCCAACCCCGACCAGTCTAGATTGATCTGCAGGAACTGAAACACTGGAAACCTCCATCGGACTCCAGGCAGCTCTGTAATAATCTTCTTCACCGTTGTTATCACGTTCTAATTTATTTACTCTATATCCTACACTAATATTCATACGAATACCGTCTTGGATATCCTGAAAAACTTCTTGAGCAAGAGCTGATCTTCCAAATCTTACTACAGCTATAGTTCTTTTAGCTGCCTCATCAAGTTTAAATTCTTCTATAACCCCAATCTGTTTAGTCATATCATGATCTAAAAGGAACGGGGCCCTACCTGAAGATATAAATTCCATATCTATATCTTTTTGTTCATGGCTTAAAACCTCTAAGCCAAATGAACGTTCAACCGGTTCTTCAGAGCTTACGCCAATACGAACCAATCTTTTTTCTTCATCAAGATAAGAATGCTGAGATAAATCAATTGTTCTATAATTAATAGCAACATCAATATCAAGTTCATTTTTTTCTTGACGTGAAGATTCTTCTGAATCAACAAATTCATCTTCATGTTCTACATCCTCATGCTTCTGAAATTCAACAACAACAGTGTTGTCTGTTTCAGTTACATTAAGGATATGCCTATCTTCTTTATTCATAGATTTCTCCTCTTCATTTGTTAATAAAGGATGTTTTTCTAATTCTTGCGAATTAAAACTTTTTTCATTTTTCATTTGATTAACTAGTTTTTTTGACCAGCTAAAACCTGCATCTCCGCCCCAAAGACCCCATGCAATACGGCCATTACTTGGAAATCCTTTTTCACCTGGTCGAAAACCTTGTGCTTTTTTATCTACTTCATGCCTGCTAAAAAAGCTATACATTCTTTTGATTGTACTATCTGATAAGTTATCACCATTAACAATTTGGTTTGCTCTTGCAAGCCCAACTCTTGTTCCACCCCTGCCGAATTCTTTACGCCAATCTAATGCTCTTTGAGCATCTTCTTTCATTCCTTTAGTCGGTATCGCCATTATTTTCGCCTCCCTTAACATCAGGTTCAATTGGTAGCTTAATTCCAAACGGCTGGAATGCTGTTTTAATTCCATATTGTTCTGCTAATTTTTGCTCTCTTTCGTGTTGTTCATACAACTCTTCAACATCACGGCCATAATTTGATTGAACATCTTGATATGTAACAAGACCAGCTTGCATACCGTTAATTGAAGCATTCATTTCTTTTTGAGGGTCTACCCACTGGAATGATCTTCCTATAAAGATTGCATTATTAGAAAACTTATCATATTTTCCCATTGGTAAAGGAGCGTTAGCTTCGCTGCCCATTACAATAGCTCCGCTTGATATTGCCATTTCTAACCATTTTTCAAATACCGGTCTCATAAAATGGTCAACTACAAAACGTTGATATAGCTTATACATTTCTCTATCTTCAAGAGCTCCTGCTCGTAATGAACTATAGTTAACAGAGCTTAAATCATTTGTTAAAGCATGATAAGAAATATTTAAACCTGAAGCTATTCCTCTTAAAACCTGTGTTGTAAATGGTCCGAACGCTGTTGATGGGTGATCTGGGTCAAATGATTTAAAGTCCATACCAGCTGGTAATTGTTCGAAGCTACCTGCTGATGCTTCCATAATTGGAGTAAAAGTATCTTCATAATCTTCTCCCACATAACCGTCTCCATCAGGACTTGTGAAAAATCCCATCTTTGCTGCTGATACACGAGCTGCTGTAATTTCAGCCTCCATATAGCCATTAAGCATTTTTATTTGAGGCATAGCAGAAGCAGTCATAGGAACTCCTCTGGTCTGCTCTGCTCGCGTCGGCATGTAAGCATGTATGATTTCCTCAGCTGGAACTCTTATGTGTTCTTTGGGCGACTGGTATGTGTTATCGTAAGGATGATTTTTAAATAAATAATAAGCAACTGGTTTATCAAAGCGATCTACTTCTACACCCATTTTAATTCTATTTTTTGTTTTTGAATTTACGCCGTTTTTTTGCTCGTCTAAATGATCTGCTTCAAGAAATTGAATTTTATATTTATATTTTGAATCTGTTGGAGTAGCATGCCTAACTAAAACTTCGCCATCTCTCATTAATGCTTCAACAAACAATTTTTGGCAATCTAAAAATGATTGACGACCATTTAATGTGCAATTACCCATTTTTGACCATCTTTTAAATTCTTGCTCAATTGTTTGATTGCCTAAAATATCTAAATCGCCTTTTGGATTTCTTGCTTTAACGCTTAATCGAATGCCATTAGCTCCAATAATATTGCTAATCATTAAATTTAAGTAACGAGCAACATACGAATCATTACGAGCTAAGTCCCTGCTTCGATCTCTTAATATTCTTAATTGATCTTTAATTTCAGTATCAGCAGATGTATTAGAAGCCTGAAAATCAGCAAATAATCGTCCTGTATTAGCTCCAGCGTATCTACGGGCAGAACTTATTTTTTTTACTTTTGTTTTATTATTGTTAGTAAACCTGTCGTACCAAGCCATATTTAAAACCTCACTTTGATAGCGTTGCCTGAATCTTTGTTATTTTTAATTCTTGCTTTTTTTATTTCTTTTAAATATTCAGTCTTATATCTATCTCTAAATGTCATTAATTCATCAACAGTTAATCTTGATAATGATCTGCCTGCTATGCTCATTGATGATTGATCCATAGTAGCTCTATTTTCAATAACAGCCTCAATAGCGTCTAATACTTTTTTTGCATGGCTTCTAACTGAAGCTGTTGTAGTTGCATAGTTATCTTGAACTTCAGTAAAACCTTCGCCAATTTTTATTCTTGCTGAGTCACTTGATCTTGTAATATAAGCAATCCAATTATATTCACCTTTTGCATAAGATGTAGTATTTGTGCTTTCAATAACATACTCATTATTAGATTCTGATGCTGTTAATGTAAAATTAGATACTGTAGCCCCATCAATTAAATTAAACTCATAAGATAGGCTATATGATGCAGTAGGGTAATCATTAGAAAGATCGGTTCTTTTCCATGCCCAAAAATCCCCTAGTTGTAATTCATTAGGTTCAGTTGTAGGATAGTATGTGCTGTCGAATTGATTGGCCATAAATTAAAAATATATCTATACCCGATTATAACGAGTATTTATAATGATTTGTTACATTATACGTAATATTTATTTTAGCCTATTTTGATATAATTTATATTGCTTTTTTTAAATAATTCTTCAGATGCTTTAAAACTTTCAATCCATTTGTCTTTTGGCTTATTTGATGAATAAGTAACAACTTCGTGAATACCTACCTGTATAATACCTTTAGCACATTCATGACATACATCTAAACCGTATACAAATAAAGTTGATCCTTCTAAAGATATGCCATTTAAAGTAGCATGATATATACAATTCATTTCTGCATGAATAATATAATTCTTTTTTAATTTTGAATTTTTATATATCATTTCGGAGTCATCAAAACCTTTAGGAAAACCATTATATCCTTGGGATAATACTTGTCCACGATTTCCAATAGCCACAGCCCCAACTTGAACAGATGGATCTTTAGACCAGCTAGCAAACTTTTTAGCTAACGTTAAATATTTTAAATTCCAGGAATCTGAGTAACTAGACATTTACTTCAAGCTTTTTAGCAGCATTATGTTTATAACTTGCAATAATAAAATCAGCTGGGTATAAATTATCAATACCTGCTTCATAATGTAATTTTACAGAAGGTGGATTAAATATTTCTAATTCATGAGCTGTTTTTGCAAATTGTGTATGATTGTTATAGATATGCGCATCGCCTAAATTAAATATTAGTTTGTGAGGAGTTGTATCTAATTCATTAGACAAAACTAACATTAATAATGAGTGGAACAATATATCTGAGGGGAGTCCCACCATTACATCAGACGAGCGCATATTGACTAGTAAACTTAAATGATTATTGTGAATAAATAATTGAAAACCATGAAAGCATGGTAATAATGCCATTTTATCTGCATCAACTGGATTCCAGGCTGAAACATATAATCTTCTTGACTCTGGATTAACTTTAGCTTCTTGGATAACGTTTTTTAATTGGTCAATCTGTAAGCCGGAATAATTACGCCATTGGGATCCGTATATAGGACCTAGATTGCCATCTTCTTCAGCCCAAGCATCCCAGTAATTACAACCCAGTGTTTTAAAGTCATTTACATTTGTATGACCACGTAAAAAAGCAATAAGCTCACCAATTACCCCTTTATAAAATATTCTACGATGCGTTAGCAATGGAAACCCAGCTTTTAAATTTAATTCAAGATTTGCGCCAAATATACCTAAAGTGCCTACACCGGTTCTTTCTTGATTTCTTTTAACCCCTTCTGTTAATACTTTATTAACTAAAGCAAAATATTTTTTTTCATTTTCCATTTTGTTTTTTTAAATAAGCCCCGTAAAAACTTGCATAGTTAATTAAATCTAAAACTGAGTCATAGCTAGATTCAAAGTTAGGTTTTTTATCATCAAAGGCTACTGACTCTAAACGTTTTACTTTTGTTTGAATCATTTGCAAATATGAATAATGACCATAAGGAAAGTATTCTTGTTTGGCTTCTGAGTCAACAGAGTTATAGTCTTCTTCTTTTTGTTTTTGTAAAGCTGCCGCCTCACTTAATACTGAATGCATAATCTACTCCTTATTTAAAAATTGATGCTAATAGTAAAGGCAAAATAATAATGAATGTAATTATAAATATATTCTTATGAAACCATTTTTCAAATGACATAATTTACTCCTTATTTAAAAAATCTAATTTACCAACATTATCGAAATGCTGTGGGGCTTGCCAGCCTTTAGGCTTTACAAGATCAGGTAATCCTAATGGATTAGGCCTGGTATCTTTAATGCCTGTTTCTTTTTGCATATTAGCATGGTGTACTCTTTTCCATGCTTGCTTAATATCTACATCAAATGCATCTAATGAACCTAAAGCAATTACTATAATGTCAATGAAAGCATCAACTACTTCATCGGGCTCATCTTTGTTAATAGCTGTTATAAGCTCGTCAAGTTCTTCTTGAATAAACTTAGCACGAAACTCAAGGTAATGCAATTTTTCATTATCTGATGCTTTGTTAATAAACCGGTATATTTTGTAATACCGGTTTAGTTTTTTAATATCTCCTAACATTTTTATTTTAAATTTATATATTGTTTAAATTTATTAGCATCAAATTTTGAATTATTTTTTTTAAAATAATCACATAATTGATCTATCATGCTTTTTCTATCAGGATGCGAAATATCATATATTGTGTCCCCCTGTAGATCTTTACCAAAGCCAAATTGCTCTCTCATGTTGCGTTTAATAATATCGGCTATTTCTATATAATCTTGTTTACTCATGTTATTTAACTCCTTAATTTTATTTAACATACATATATTATACGAAGTAAATATATAATTGTATACCTTTTTATATGTTTATTTCCAATCATTCACCCAATTAGGTCTATGGTTAGCTTTAAAAGAGTTTTGTTTTATATTTTTGCTATGCTCTGCTTGTGTAGATTTGTTTTTATTAATCAACTGCTCTAAGCGATCGTAATTTGGCTGTAGTATATACAAAGCAGCTAATCCATAAACAAAAGT